ACCAGTAATAGAATTACCAACTGCACGAGAACCAGACACATAAGTGGCATGAATGGCACTTGTAGAGACCAAATCATCAAGAGTAAAAATCCATTCATATTCTATTTGACCAGCTGTTTCGACATAACTATCAAATCCAGCTGGTAAAGGATAAACATAATCCCCATAACCAGGATCACAACGAATACTGCCAGCATTGATACTAGTGTCTAATCCAAAATAAGCACTTTTAGGACTAGCAAGATCACCAATCATACTGGAAGATCTCAACATCAATGTCGGGAATCTAAAAGATCCAGTAAAATTCAATGTACTAACATTAATAAATACGGAAGTTGCAGCAGCACCTTTTTCAGTAAATTTACGCACAATATTTGGCCCAGCTGTAACAAATACATCAGTAAAAGTTGAACCAGCTGGTTGAGATTTTCCAAAGTTTTGAGCGGCAACTGACCCACTGGCGAAAGACCATCCCATAAACCTCGGAGGTCCATACATACCGAAAGGTAAATATTCTGAATTAACTGCCCCAGCATCCACATCCGGATTCATTTCTACCCGTATAAATTTTGATTGATTCGCATAATTCCCATATTCACGGTATCTTCTTTCTGTGTCATCCCAAACTGTGTTCATGTCACCAATCTTTTTAGCAACATAATTAGCAGAATAGGGGTTAAGATTACAAGAAGAAAATCTTTCAACAACTTGTGGAGCATTGTCACTATCATTTGCTTTTCTCAACACTACAGAAAACACACCGTATGTGTCAAATGGATTGGTTGATGCTTTAATATCTTGAATAGAAATCTTAATATTTTTTTGTGTCCATTCACCAGTATCTAAACAAACAAATCTAAATAACTTTGCCATATTTTCTGGCTGATAACTGTTAGAAGCACCAGTAACAGACTGCATATCTTGACTAAAAAACCAACCAGTTTTAGCAGGTTTTGAAGACATACGATAATCGCTACCTTCGTCAACTGAATGAGCACCTTTCAAAGCAACAATAAAACCAAATACAGAACCGCTAGTACTGTTAGGTGAATTTGTAATATAAGTATCTATATTTCTTTCAAATGTTTGCCCTAACCAATAATTCTGATAACTTGAACTTTGAGCAATATCTGAATTACAATATGCTGGATTAGTGTTAAAAACTTTACGAATATATTTATAAGAATTTTTATTAAAATTAAATGTAGTCGTTTTAACTAGAGCACTCGCTTTATTGTAAACATGACATTTAAACTCACAATCTGAACCCATAGACGAAATAAGCACAGCAGAACCGCTAGCAGTCATAGTGCCATCCGCTTGCATAGCAGGTAAATTCCCAGTAAGAACAATACTACCTTCATTAATGTACCAGATAGCGGCCAATGTGCCGGTTTGAGGAGTCCAATCTTTATCTAAATGGTGTATTGCTCCTGTAGAAGATGAATTAATTAAAAACAAACCATAAGCACCACCTTTCAAATCAGTAGTACCAATACCGTTAAAATTACCACTAGAATCTTTTGTATCCCACCCTGCTTCACCTGCTGTAGTAGCATCATTGTGTTGTACTCCAAGCAATCTAACAACTGTAACTGGAGTATTATTTCTCAACCACGCTTGAGCAGCATAAGAAGCATAGAGAGGAGCTTGATGATTGCCATCACGCCACACATCGCCTCCCCTTCCGCCTGGTTCTGGTTCACCAAATATTTCCACATAATCACTAAAAGATTCAACTTTAACTGGTCTCATAGAAGGGCCACGAGCAGTACGCCCAATAATGACTGGTCCTAAACGATTAGAAACAGCTGGCAACTGAGATTGATCAATTTCCTGTACAAAAATACCAGGTGATACAAACTTATATTTTTTAATTCCTTCGTTAGACATTTAAATTATCTCCTTTTGATAAAATACGATATATGCCTTTATAGCAAATATTTGTTCGTCTAATATAAATAGTGTTGATTTTTGCGGAAGGAAGAAAAGAAAAGATTTATTTATTCTTTTTTGATACCTTCAGCATTGTTAATACCAATATAACCGCTTGTATTCTTAATTTCAGGAGAATCTGAAAATATTATTCTTTCTCTTGGCATCTTAAAATCCACAGCATTTTGTCTATAAACCAATTTAGGACTTTCTTGATTCTTACCACCACCAATTAAATGAGCTAATACTTTTAATTCTATTTTTGTTTCAAACCTTCTTTCTTTTGTCTCCATATTAGAAACATTATTGTTAGTAGTAAAATTTTGTTGTATAAATCCTTCGAAATGATGACCGTCTCTTTTTAACAATACAAAATTAATACCACCTGGAGATGTGACAAAAGGTTGTATTATTTCATTCATTTGTTGTTGATATTGAGTTCTTATATTGATATTATACATAACAGTCATATAAACAGGCATAGGAATAGAAATTGTTTCATACACAATTTTTTTATTCTTTCTTGGAAAATTAATTTGCCTTCTTAACCGTTTAGAATCAGCATTAGCAAAATTAGAAGTTTTGTCTTGATTTATTATTCTGGCAATTGTCATAGAACCCGCTTTAACATCATTAACAGGAGGTAAATTTGCCCAAGCAGTACCCTTAAAAGTAGGATCTTTTATCATAGACGCTCTTTCAAGAGAGATCAAAGGATATTGTAAAGTGCCATCAGAATCACGAGTTTCTTTTTCTTTCTTGACAATATATGCCCTTTCTGCTGATACCCACTTGATAGGAACTGGTTTAAATCCTGTATTTGTGTTTACTGACAGATTCATAGTTTGAAAAAGCCAGTCGTATACAGAATAATCGACTGTTTCTATAGTGGATGGAAGAAAAGGAATATCTTTTGTATAATTTTTAGATTCGTCTTTCACTTATTTATTGTTCTCCATTAAAAAACCCTTGAGTTACTTTTCTACATTTGGCAGATATTTCCATTTTATATTTATTTTGACCAAATATTTCAGTTGGCTCATTAATTTCGGTTATTTCAAAATAATTAGTACCGTAAGATACAACATCACCTTCACTGACATACAGATTTTGATCTTCTGTTAATCTACGGTTATGAAAATGAAGCGTGATTGTTTGCATTCTGTCAATTCCAAATTGATCCGTTGTAGTGGCAGATCCTTCCCAATCAACCAGAACATATATATGAATTGGAGGTAAATATACTTTTTCTATTGCTTCACCGTATAATGGATGATAGTTAGAATGTTCAATATCGAGAGGATAATATAGAATCTGCTGGCCAATGATTCTCTCTTCTAATTCAGTATTTACCTGTTTAACTAAATCTCTCTCTTTCTTGCCAAGAAATAGCGGTGGTGGAGGATTTGTTAAACGTGACCAATTGTTAGCCATTAAGTTGGTTCCTTCCAAATTCTTAATTTAATAACTTGTTGAATGGTTGATTTAGAAATATTATATTCTTTTGCCAATATGCCATAAGAATATTTTTTAGTTTGGTATTTGTTTCTAATTTCTTTAGCTATTCCAAAATTTATTTTAGAATTATCTTTTTTAACATTAGTTGGTATAATATAATTTTCATCTTTCCAACTTATATTTCTAACTATACGACTAATACAATTTGGTAAAACACCATATTCTTTAGCCATTCTACATTCAGAAATACCTTTAGTATATTTTTTTCTTATTTCTTCCACTACGCTCCAATTAAGTTTTGAATTAGGGTTATTGCTGCCTGTAAAATCAGCATGATTTAATTTCATTTTTTCTTTTACTTCTTCCGATAAAAATACGTGCTCAACATTTTTATCTATATTATATCCAATATTTCTTTTATAACTTTTATAAAAATCTATCCAATACTGTTCTCTTTCCGTTATTTTTTCTAATTCACAACATTCTACTATCTCAAATTTAAAATTATTTTCTCCATATTTGTTCCACGCTCGTTGAAGATAACAATTATGATGTTTATTTTTTCTTAAAATACATTTATGCCCTTGAATTCTTCTCATAAGATTGTTGCTACTTCCAATATAAATTTTATTATTTACAACATTTTTTATTTGATAAACACCTGTCATTTTATTACCCTGTATAAATTAAAGTTGGCATTGTTGCTTGAGTCTTTAATGTTGCATCAGCTATTTCTGCATCTCTCTTAGCAATTTCAACATAAGTCAATTCATCCAACATTTTCTTTAACTCTTCTCTCAATTTTTCTTTCTCTTCTTTTGCCTGACCTAATAACTGTTCAGCATTAAGTGTAACAGAATTATTTGGGATTGGCAAGGAAACGAATTTACCTCTCACTTGGCCTAAAACTTCTTTGCATAACGCCAAACTGTAACTTCTAATCCAATTTTTGCCCATACCGTTAATATTACCATATGGTATATTCCCAAAAGGTAAAGTATTCGCATTATTCACACCATCAATATCTGTTTTTTGACTTCCATTATCGCTTGACCAGGCATCAGTTTCAACTGTAAAATCTATCCAAAATTTAGAAGGAGTTACTGACAGACTTGACGGAGATGGATAGATACGAACTTTATTGTTATGAATCTCATATGAGTAATGACTGCATCTTGTGTAAAGATTATCTTCGTAAGCCCTAGCTTGAAGCTTATGTTCCCATACGGGAACTATCTCATATGTTGTCGAATCCGAATATTGCCCATAACCGTATGGACTGTAGTTCATACCACTACCTGCTACATTCAACCCCCCATATATCCCAAAAAATCGCCAAGTTGAAGCGGGCGTCTTGTAATAAATTTTCTGTATGCTTATTCTCTTATTCCCCACTTTCCCCGTAAAATCCACATCATCTGTCAATGCTGATGAACTTACAATTGATTGCAAATCATAATCCTGTTGATCTTCCACAATGTCAAAACTGGCAGAATAAACAGTCCTATCACCTCCAACACCGACAGCGTTAGCAACTCCTACAGCTACTTTTTTAGCATAACCAAACTGAAATCTGGGATATTTTAGTGCTATATGAGACCCACTTAAATCAGTTTTTAACTGACTTGTTTTCATATTCCCATCTTGATCAAAAGTGCCAGTAGTTTGACCCAACATAGAAGACATTACATTTTTAGCTTGGTGCATATTGACAATAAACGAATATTCTAGTGTTGCCTCTTCATAAGAAGAATAGACGTTTGCTGGCACTAATTCTATGTCTAATACGTCTCCCCCTAATTTATGATAAACAAACGATACTTGATCAACTGCTCCTGAAATAAAATCAGTTGAATATAAATCTGAACTACTATCAGAATAAATACCAAAAGAACATCCTGAATTAACAACTGTTGTACTACCAGTTGATGGTAATATAACAAAAGAAGTTGTACTTACAGGCAAAAGAACAGTAGGCACTGACATATTTTAATTACTCCTTTTCCATTATAAATAGTTAGAATAAACTATAAAAGATGAAATGATTTGTTGTTATAATTTTCGTAGATTATAAATCATATGAGAAGATATATTTTTTTCTTTACTCCAATAAACTTTAACATACTTAACTTGTTCTGACACTGGAATAAATTCTAGTATTATTCCTATGTCTTCTCGCAGAAATTGATAGTCATCTTTATCGTAATAAACACCTAAATCGTCATAAATGACAAGATCGCCAACAGATAGCACATAAATAAATAGTTATAATTTTCTATTTTAGTTCTTTCCAATATTTATTATTGACAATCCTCAAAATTGTCATTCGATTAACATTATATTTTATAGCTAAATCTTTCTGAAAAATACCACCTTTTTTATATTCTTCTCTAATACTCTTGACTTGTTCTTTTGTTAATTTTGCACCTCCATTCCTTTCACCTCTCCTACCAAAAAAATCAGAAGGAGGTTTATAATTTGGATCATACCAATTTCTATTCTCAATTACATGTTGAATACCATGAACCGACACTCCATATTCTTCTGCTAATTGTTTTTCTGTAAATCCATCAAAATATTTTTTTCTTATTTCTTTAATATTTTCCCATATTAATTTAGATCTTGGATTATTTTCACCTTCGTTAATTTCACTTAATTTTTGTTTTGTTTCTTCTCGTAATTTGCGTCCTAAAGTATTACCGGCAGTAGGAGAAATATTATATAATACTCCCAAAGGCCAATATAAATCAAGATAATATTGTTCTCTTTTTATTAAATCACATTCTTCACAATATTCAATTATTTCAAAAACAAAATTATCTTGTCCATATTTCAACCAAGATCTTTGAAGATGAATGTTGAAATGTTCATTTAAATTTAAAGCAGAAAAATGTTGGCTCTTTCTATGAGAAAATCCAACTGCACTACCAACATAAAATTTTCCATTTATTACATTTCTAATTTTATAAATACCACTTATAATATCTGTTATCACTTCATCACCTCTCATAATAATATATAATATAGAAGAACAAAAATCAAGAAAATAAATTGCCCCCTTGCGGGGGCGTAATTAGTTGGAATTATTAAGATTTAAGATTAACCAAGCAGATCAACCACAACCACTAATCCATAAAGATCGGGTCTCACCATTTTTTTAGCATATCTCGTCATGACGCCTTTGCGAGGAACGAAATCCTCGGTGCCAAAAATAGTTGGCGTTACTTGAAGAGGAACATATGGAGCGTATACATAACCCGACTCGAGGAACGAAGAACCCTTTCGGCCAACAAGAATTAAATTACGAACAAAGTATGGGTCAACATACACATCCCATTTTTTATTGAGAGCACCAGTCTTAACGGTCCCAATAGTACCCTTATTGTCGTCATTGGTGATATCTGCTCTAAAACCAGCAGTAAACTCCAAAATATTAGCAACTTCAGGAGAAGTCACCAAGAAATTGGCACCACCGCGAAGCGTCTTACGATGGATTTGAGCCGACACATCATTGATAGTCTCAATAAGAGTCTCATACCAAGCCGAAACAGTGCCAGTAAAATCAGGCAGAGTAGCACCATTAGAAGTCACATCCAAACCAGTAGTTTTACCAACAAACTTGCCAGGCTTACGAGACCAATAATAGGTACCAGCTGTTGCCCACTTC